CTCTCAGGTAATAGATAGCGATCAATCTTTTGGATTTAGCGGTGAAGAGCCTGAATGCGACATCGAAGTTCCTGCACCGACAAGTAGCATCAGCCCCGTCAGCCTTAACCCTGTTACAGCATTTGTATCAAACACTCGCAGTTGCGAAGTCACCGAAATCGGACTTGCCGCAGCCTTAGCTAGCAACTCATCAAATAAAAGCGAAATTGCCCCTCCGGGCAGCATGTGGATATCTGGCACGGTTGTATATCGCGTCGTCAGCATTGCATACTACCTTAGCAATACTTTCAACTTCTCTTTTAGAAGCAACCCAAACAACAGAGCCACACTCGACACTAGATTTGCAGAAGCCCAAAAAAGCTGGAACAATGGCACTCGCTATCTGCAACGACTAGACTCGGACACACTGGTGCCAATACCAAACTCTTTTATTAGATCAGACAGTAACTTCCTAGAAGACATCGGTGACAGCTATCAGCCTTTTACTGGTGCAAAGCGCAACCGGAATACAACTCCCGCAACAGGTTATGCGCTGCCTACGCCTGACGCCTGCGCCCCTCCTGACTTCACGCAGATTCTCTCGGATCCAAACAATCCGAAGATGGCGTTTCACATCTATTGGCGCAGCGCCACCAGTACCAGCTCGGGCGCTTGGCGTCAACTGACCACTCAGCCGCTAATTATTGCCTGCGCGGATTCAACAGTGATGTTCTCGACGCTAAAGATCCAACACCCATCACTCAGCGCCGTTCAGTACAAGATCGAACCAGTTTTACCTGACGACTTCGGACGCAACTACCTCCAGTACAGCACCATTTTTGATGGAGTAACGACTGGTTACCAAGCAGCAAGTAAGGGCAGCTTCCCCATCATCTACAGCCGAAACGCTGCAATACAAAACATCAACCTGAATGACGGTTTCAAGCTGGAATACAAAGGCGGTTACGCCCCATTCTACGGCGAAGTTGACCTTGATGATCAGTCCGTCAACTACGCCGTCGGCATCAGCTACGTCAACGAAATCATCCAAGATTCGCCTAACTACCCATACATGTCCACCGCAGTTTTGAACCTGCGCGGCTTCAAGGGCATGACTTCCATAGGTCAACTTTCCCTGTACTACGACGACGGTGCAGAAATTTCCCTGCTCGAAACCGGCAGCACTGGAACATCCAACATGTTCCCCGAACTTGCTAATTACCTGCTTACCACATTCCCCGGCGGCACTGGTGCTGTTTCTGCATCCAGCATTGACACCGCATCTTTCCTCAAGGCGATTACTTTTACCCGCGCCAAGGGCCTGTTCTTCGATGGCGTCATCACCGAAAAGTCTGGCGTCTTTGAGTTCATCGCGGAACATGCCGAATTTTTCCTGTTGCGCTTTGGCATGAACCAAGGCAAATATGCCTTCACCATCGCCACTCAAGATTCTTCGACTGGTACATCAACAGCCACCGCCACTCAAGTCTTGACGATGGACGACATCATTGCCGATTCCTATTCAGTGGAGTACAAAACCTTGCAAGACCGCGAGGAAGCCTTCATCAACGTCACCTACCGCGTCCAAGAGCAGTACATGCTGGGCGAAGATCGCACCGTCACCGTCGCACCAGCGGGATACACCGGCTCGAACATCATTTCCTACGACCTATCCGATTTCTGCACCACCGAAAACCACGCCGTTACCTACGCCCGCTTCGCGTTAGCAACCCGCCTTAAGCAAACCCACGCCGTCAGCTTCACTACCTTCTTGGGACGCATCAATCTCTCACCCGGTCGCCTGTTCACGTTTAACTTGTCCGCCACAACAAGCCTCGGCAGAACTTATACAAATACCGAGCAATACCAAGTGGTATCAGCGGTGTACCAGCCGGATGGCACGGTCAGCGTGCAGGCAGTCCACACCCCAACCGATCTATCTAGCGTGGTCTTTAGCAACACCTATAAAGTGGTGACATGAGCTACCCGGCACTCAATCCCACGACGCGGACGTGGATCCCCGGCGGATTTTCACAATCCAGCTTTGAGGCTGCGAGCGGTGCCGAAGTGCGTGTCTTGTATGGCGCAGTTGCGACTCGCCACGAGCTTGCCCTCAGCTACAGCAATATCACCGAAACCAACGCGCTGGCTTTTAATACCCATTACACCAGTGTCCAAGGCAGTTTCCAGTCTTTCATAGTGCCGGCTGCCATATTTGCCGGGATGACTACTGCCTTTACTTTCGGCACAAACAGATGGCGTTACACAGAACCGCCTACCATAGAATCAGTAAAGGCTGGGATCTACAACGTGTCTGTCAGCCTGATCGCCGTTTACAGCTGAGCTAAACTGCCGTTATGGCTAAGCACTTCACTGGTATTGATGGCAGCCTGCGGGTAGATGGCACGCAGATCGCCAAACTCAGCGAGTGGACTTTTACCGCAGAGACCACGACACTAGAAACTACTAGCCTCGGTGATTTTGCGCGTCAGTTTGTCCCCGGCATCCAAACATTTACCGGCACCGCAACAGCTTACTATTACGTCTCAAGTGCCAATGCTGTAGACGGGGGTGCATTATATGAGGATGTAATTCGCATTAGCGCCCCAAACAGTGCGGCAACTCATACAATCCTATTGCGACTTGCTGGCACAACCAACCGCGAAGTAGAGTTCAAATGCGTGGTGACATCGGTTTCAATTAGCTGTGTTGTAGGTGGTTTAGTCACTTCTTCGATTGCATTTACGGCATCTGGTGCTTTGACGAAGGCAACGATGGGTTCGTAACCATGGCGGTTTATCTTGGGGCGCACGGTATCATTGAGCTTACGCGCACCAGCGAGCAAAATTACTTAGATAGCACGCTAGATCCTGCTGATGTGAATGTCGCGGCTAAAAGATTTAGCTTTGATTTCGGCAACAATCGCTTCATGACAGGCGATTTGCTGCAAATCACCCGCATGACAACAGCGGGCGCAATTAGCACCAGCAATCTTGACTTTATTGCCGCCGCAAGTTTTCCAGGTGGTGCCCAATCCCCCCAAGGGCAGTGGTACGTCAATGTAGATGCTGCAAACGGCATTCGTTTATATGCAAGCTGGAACTTGGCATTAGAAGGTGGAACCGCAAATGCCGCGACACTAGCTGCACCTGCCTCTGCATATCCGATCCAGGTCCAACTCAAGAACAATGACCGTCATATTTTGGGAGAAGTCATTGACTACGAGTTAAATACAAACCGTGAAACAGCAGATGTCACCAGTCTTGGCGAGGTATTCCGTCAACGCATCAGCACCATGATCACAGGTTCTGGTAGCTGTACTGCCTTCTGGAATTATGAGGCTTATGCTACGGAGAACCGAAATATTAACGGTTACAACAACGAACTTAGCAATTATCTGCACCAGTTGGTGCTGCGTCAAGATCTTGGTGCCAGTTTTCGAGCCCGATTTTATCTTAAGACTCGCCTTACAAAGCCTTACACGGCAGGGGTGCCCGCACCAAACAGCGAACAGATCTTTTACGACTTGACTGGTATCATCACGGATGTCGGCGTAGCTTTCAATGCTGATGAGCCTGTCCGCAGCCGGATTAACTTCGTCACAACCGGTCAGCTAGCACTACTATCTGAGGTTGTACCCAGTCTGGTACTTAACCAGACAGGTGGCACTATCGTTCAACAAAACAACAGTGGCAATGTGGCACTGCAGTCGCCCTAAACTGACTCCATCACACTGTTTGCAACATGGCTGACCTCAAGGTAACGGATCTAAACCCAATCGTTGCGGGATCCGTATCGACTGACGATGTGCTGTTGATTGTTGATATATCAGCAGGCGAAGACAAAAAGATTGAACCAGACGAGCTTGTGGAAGCCGGCTTGAACCTGCTTGGAGCGGGTGTAATTGACGGCAGCAAAATTATTGCCAATAGCATTACTGCTGCTGAATTAGCAGCGAATAGCGTCACTTCCGCAGAACTTGCTGATGATGCAGTTGACGCAGATGCGATTGACGGCGGCAACATCCACGGTTCTGCATCACCCTATGGCGCCGGCTCCAAAGTCCATATTTTCGCTGGTTCGATTGGTACAGCTGATATTGGAAATAGCGAAATCACAACTGCGAAACTTGCTACGAATGCCGCTACAGCAGACAAAATTGGCGCCAACGTCATTTCAGGATCTCAAACGCTTTTAGGCAAAATTCACATTGAAGCCGCCTCAATCGGCGCGGCAGATATTAAAGACGCCTCAATCACTGCCGCAAAATTAACTGGCGGCACGCTGGTTCCTGCTAGCGGCATCATTGATGCCAACGTCAATGCTAATGCTGGCATTGCGGTCAGCAAACTTGAAGTCTTCAACCCCAACACCGTTCTTGCCGGACCTTCAAGTGGCGCATCTTCAGCAGTTCCGACTGCACGCTCTCTTGTTTCCGCCGATCTTCCACTTGGCACTACAGCTGCTGCCGGTGCTGTT